CCGGGCACCTTCTCCAGTTTGGAGTAATCAAACAGCGATCTGGTCGGACCAGCGCCCAGCGCCGCCTCACCCGCCTTGACCGGCGCTCCCACCAGCGAACCGGGGGCCATCGTCGTCAGCGCCGCCTCGACCGGGACGGTGGGATCGTAGGTGCCGGTATCCACCGAGAACTGCGAGTTTTGGATCGACCGTTGCGGCAACGTCGCCAACTGTTCGCCGAAATTGTACAGCCCCCTGCCAATCGCTGCCGGGGCTTTGTTGATGACGTTCGACCACTGCCGTTCGCCCGGCTGGTAGTCGTCCGGTGCTGCCAATGCCCCGATGGGTATTCCCAGATCGGAATAGCCATAGGTGTCACTCATCAGATCGGCCCTTCTCGCGGCGGCTGCATCAACTTGAACTGGGCCGCCGCCTGTCTCTCCTGCTGCCTTGCGGCCATGTCGTTCTGCTTCATCTGGTGCTGCTGGACCGCGAGGTCGGCCTTCTGCCGCGCGAGGTCGATGTCGGCTTGGTTTTTGATCATCGACTGCTGGTGGGTTTCCTGATCGTGCACGGCTTGCAGGTTGAGATGGTCCTTGCGCTCTTGGATGTCGCCTTGCTTGGCGCTCAATTCCATCTGCTTCATCTGTAGCTGCGCCTGCAACTCGAGTTGCTTGTGAGCATCGTCCTGCTTGAGTTTGGCGGCCTCTATCGCGCTCTCGTTCTGTATCTTCTTCTGGTTGGTCTGGTCCTTGATCTGTTCGATCTGGAGCGCGGTCTTGTTCTGCGCGGTGGTGGGATCGTCGGGCCGGGGTTGATCGGCCTTGTCTTCCAGCGTTGCGACATACTCGTCGATCGAGGCGGCCAATGATCTGCCCGCCCGGAACGGGCCGGTGGCGAACTTCAAGATTTGTCCGCACAGATTGGCGGAGTGCGGATCGGCGATGATCATCTGGGACAGTTGCGGCATCAGTTGCGACAAAACCCCGATGAACTCGGTGCGTTGCTGCTTCTCGACCTGTTCGTTCGGCATGATGGTCGAGTCGGTCTCGATGTCGAGGACGAAGCACTTGGTGCGACTGTCGCCAAACAGGTGCAGCACCTGTTCGATGGTCGGCTTCTCCATGATCTTCTTGATCGAGGCCTGACCGGTCTGCACCATCTGCTGGAGTTGCTGCTGCGCCTGCTGGACCTGTTGCGGGTTGGATTGCTGCGCCTGCTGGAACTGGGGCAGTTGTTGGGCCTTCTGCATCGACAGTTGCGCGGCCTGCAACTGGGTCTGGATGTCTTGGACCTGCTTCTTCTGCATCGCCTGCGTCGGAAGCTGCGTCTGGCTCATCTCGATGATGGTCTTGTCAGAGAATTTATCGGTGATGATCTCACTCGTGATCTCGACAAGGTCTCTCGCCAGCCTGACCAGTTCCTGCTGCTTGTCGCGGATGCGGGTCGAACCGTATTCGGATTTCAGTTGCTGCGCGCCAAGGGTCTCCTCGGGGGAAGTCGATCCCCGCATGATGTCGGAAAGTCCCATGATCTGGTAGATGTCGTCGATGATCTGCTTTCTTAAGGCCACCAGCCCTTGAATGGTCGTCGCGATCTGGTCGATCGGCAACCAGATGATGATTTCCTTGCTCCCACCAAACGCTGCCCAGTTCGAGATCGGCACCAGCACCCTGCCCGGCGTCTTGTGCTGGATCGCGGCTTGGATGGCGTCGCCCAACTCTGCGCCGCCCGCCGGATAGAAGCCCTTGCACTCGATGGCGTCGGAGAGTGCGTGGATGCGACCGGTCAGGAGGTTGATTTCCTCGAGTTGGTCGCGGTACTGCAAGACATCAGGTACCGGCACCAGAGACCCTCGCTGTACGGTCCCGTACGCGGGCTTCGGGCAGGGGAAAAATCCTCTGAGATCAAGGTGCGGATCGTCCTCATCCAAGATGTTCTCGCAGCCCTCGGCGACCCAGACGACGCGCTTGTCACCCTTGCTCCAGATTTCCCAGAATTTCGCCCGTTCCCGGTTGTCGGCACCGCCAACCTCCTGCGTATCCTTGTCAACGCGATAGTCGGCGCTCTGGTACTCATCGCCCGAGTGTTCGAAGAAACGCGCGCGGGCTTCCTTGCGCGTCAGGTAGGAAGCCGCCGCGACCCACGTCACCTCGCGCCAGTTCCTTGAGATCGAATGCAGGAAATCCTTTCTGTTCTTGAAGTCGATGCAGACGTGTTCAGTGTCGTAATAGCCACTCTTGGCGCTCTCGTAGCGCACCCACGCCACGCCGCGATCGATCAGGGCGAGATCGTCCCTGACCAGCTTCATCAACTCGTCCATTCCGGCGAGATCGAAGGCGACGACGCAGCATCGTTCCAACACTTCGGCGGCGGCCTCGTAGACCGGGCGGCGGTCGAGGAACTTGGTCACCACCACCGGCACCGGCGGCTTGGCATAGATCGACGGCATCAGCACCGACGCATTGGCCCAGAACATCTGGAACTCTTTGTCCCGCGCCATGTTGGAGAGGCGGTCGAGTGAGGCGAACTGCTTGTCGATCTTGTCGCAGTGGTCGTTGTATTTCTCGAACGCATCCTCGCTTTCGGAGATCAGGTTCAACCAAGCATCGGCTTTCTTCGGTTCAATGGTCGGATCAAATTCGATGTCGTCGTGACGAAGGTCTTCGTCGTTGGTTTGGTCAGCCAATTTAAACTGCAATCATCACAAAATCATTCCTCGTCGTGGTTCAGGTGGCGGCGGGATCACGATCCCCTCGCTAAATACCTGCTTGATGATAGGTGTCCGCTTGAAGCCGCCGCGCCATGACTGCGCGAGATAGCGGAAGCTGTCGGCGTAATGGCTGGTCCAGTCGTGGACGGCGGAAGCGCGGAACGCTTTTTTCTCGTCGTCCCATTCTCTTCTGTACTGTTCGAGTGCGGTGATGGCTTCCTCGCATCGCGGATGAAACACGCTCAAGGGCAGTACCCTTCTGACCGCATTGATGCCGTCGCCGATCGTGGTCAGCGGCACCAGCATCGGATGCAGGCCAAGGCTCTGCATGGTTTCCACTCTGGTTCGCCCGGTGCCCCACTCCTTTATCTTGGCGTCGTGGGGGACAAAATCAGATCCACTTTTCCAGCCGTATTTGTGCGCTTTCGCCTCGATGACTTCCGCGAAGTGTTCGACGCCGACACCAGAAGCGGAATAGCAATCGAGTATGAAGCACTGCGCACCCACCGTCTGAAACCAAAAAATTGCGGTATCATCACGCACTCCCAAATCCCAAGACCTGTGGACCTGTGCGTTGGGATCGGCCTCGATCTCGGCAATCCGGTTTTCGTTGCGAACGGAAGCCATTTCCAAGGCGTAGAAGGCACCGAGAATTGCGGCGTTCCACGAACAGAGATATTCCTGCTGAAACTGCGCTCGGCCGATGTCCTCGCCGTACAGCGCGCAGTATTCCTTGAGCGCCTCATCCAGTTCGGCGTCACTCAGCGCTCCGGTGTCTCTGGCGGTTTGCAGTTCGCAGAACCAGTCCGGGCTTTGTGAAGCGTGGTCGAACAGGGCTTTGCAATGGTTGTGGCCTCGGGGAGTAGAAATAAAACACGCCCAGCCTTTGTTCTCAGCAAGCATTGGGCGGTGGTAGGCCCACGCAGAGGGATTAGCCAATGCCCACTCACTATAAGTAATTCCCGCAACGCCCGCGCCGACTGTCGCGTCGTAACGATCACTACCGATGATCTGCCAAGTCGAACCGTTCTTGAAGCGGATGAACATCTCGTTGTCACTGACGTTCTCCCTGATCGTCTCGGGGAAGACTTCATCGATCCTTCTTTTTCCCGTGTGGGCGTTGATCGCGGTCCAGATCGCCTTGCGACCCTGTAGAAACTCAGGAAGGCAATGCCAGTAGTTGCCGGGCCGCTTCATCGCGCTTACCGCCGCATGGTGCAGGCAGATTTCGTCCTTGCCCGCACGTCGGTGCCAGATCGCGAGCGCCCGGTCGCCGCCCTGATCCAGATAGGTCCACAGATTGGCTTGATGCGGGCGCGCCTGCCAGCCATTATGCGGAAGTTCTAGCTTCACTAACGTGGCCTATGGCGCAAGGGGAACTCACAACATGAAGAACACAATTCCAGAAAAGCTGGAGGCCGCCCGCGTCCTGCACGGGCCATACGCCAGCGATCCCAGCTACGGCATGACCGGCGCATTTGTCATGCAAGGCCCTAAGGGCTACGTCCTGCACATCATCTCCAGCGGCGTCGATAGTGAGTTCAACTGGGAACACGTCAGCGTCTCGGTCGAGCGCAGGCCACCAAACTGGGCTGAGATGTGCTTCGTCAAAGACCTGTTCTGGGATGATGAGGAATGCGTGATGCAGTTGCACCCGCCGAAAAGCGACTACGTCAACTGCCATCCCAACTGCCTGCATCTCTGGAAGCCAGTCGGACAAGACATCCCAAGGCCGCCGTCAGAACTGGTAGGACCGACAAACCAAGGGGAACTCACATGAGCAAGAACAGCAAGTGGTGGACCGAAGAAGAAGCCATCGCCCACATCGTCAAGACGACCGGCAAAACCCGCAGACAGGCACGCTTCGCGCTGGCAGAGGAAGTGGCGAAGGGCACGCTGCCCGCCACCGCGATCGATGCCACCGGCAAGCGCGTCAAGCTGCCGAAGGAGGAGGCCCGGACGGCGCTCGATGCCGGATGGCAACCGCTACCGGCGGAAGAGGCCGTCGAGTTGATGGACGAAAACCCCTCGCTGGTGCTGATGCCTTTGGCCGACTTCCTCAAGGGGCTTTCAAAGGAAGAACTGCTGGGCGAGTTGCGAAGCGGGAGGCTGATCGCGACCGGCTTTCACGAAACGTGGCAAGCAATGGAACGGGCGTCCAAAGGCCAGCCGCAGGACCGGGCGATCCGCGTCACCGACTTCGCGGTCCCGATGAACCGGGTGATCGACTGGATGACGAACCCAAAAACCCCACCCCACCTGATCGAGCAATTCCGCCAAGCCATCCACCGCACACCAAGTTAGGTCAGACCACCTGCTTGCGCGAAGCCCGCATCTTCTTCATGCGCTCCGCAGGCGTCATCGCAGCCTTGGTGTAGGCGGCAAGCTGGCGCTTCAGCATCGCAACCTCATCCTCCAGCGCCTCGATCAGAACGGCATTCTCACCGCAGGTCTTGCACCACGTTACGGTCTTCGTAACTTCATGCATTACGGCGGGCGTAACTGTTACGGGCTTCGTAACGCCCTTCATCGGCTGATCGCCGTCGTTGCAGACGCGGGACCAGTGACGCTCGCCACAGACGCGGCACTTCGGGGCTTCCATTAAATCAACATCCCATCCACATATTTCTCGTGGCTACCGTCATCTGAGGTTGTCGGGGAGGAAGTGACACACGGACGTTTTTTTGCTATGGCGCGAGGCCTCTCCCCTCCCTCTCTCCACAACCAACAGTGCAGAGAGCCTCCGATGCAAAAACTCAAAGGAAGCGGCACCACTTTCTCCACATCGGGAAAGCACTGGCAGCCCTTCCACTTCAACCCGCGCCTCGCCGCCAAGAAAGCCCGCCTGCACCGGCTGAAGGCCGCAGGCCTGACGCCACCCACCGACAAGGCCAGCATGCGCCAAGCCGGGGAACAGGCTGTCGCCGAGCATCCCGAAATCGTGGCTAAGTCGCGGAAACAGCGCGGGAATGTGGGCTGAACACGAACCACAACGCGGAAATGTAAGGCAATAACCGGTACCACTACTTGAACGACATTCAACCCCGACATAGCCCCCGGAGACCACCCCACCCTCCGATGCGAATGTCTAGCACTATCAAGGGCTTAGGTGGTGAGGTAATCCCTAGCTGCGGCAGGCATACGAACGATTACTTGTCGCAGTCGTCATCGTGCTCGATCGTCAGCGGATCGGAATGCTGAATGACATCAACGAGTTGACGGATGATGACTTGGATCGGTCCACCATCAGGACCAGCATGGACAACGTCAGCCTTGCCCCAGCCGCGATCCAGCAAGCTATTGGCTGCGACGACACGCGCAGCAGCAGGCGCTGCCTTCGATCTTGCAATCTGCGCCAGCACTCTTACGCTCATGTTTGAGTGAGATCGTGCCAGACTTCGAATATCGGTAAGTGCTCTCGCCATTTAGTTCCCGTCACACCCTGTCATCCGATGACCACTGTGATCACCATCATCATTGTCTTGGCTCTGATCGGCGCTGTCCTGACGTTGGCCGGTTATTGAGCCTTTTGCGTCGGTCTGCGCTGGTACGTTCCGCGCTTCGTCCCAACCTTGATCCCGCGTGTTTTGCGCAGCAATAGCTTGCCCTTGGCGCGCAGGGTCTTCAACTGTCTGGTGCTGGCCTGCCTCATTTCGGACACGGTCCCGGCTTGTGGCGCATGCCGCATTTCGGGCATTTGGCGGTCAGCTTCATGTCGGTCTCCGCTTCAGGTCTTCCACATCGGTCAACAGTTGCGACAGCGTCTTGGTGGTGAACTCATCCTGCCGCTGCACCATTTCGTTGGTCAGCCGGATTGCGGCTTCCAGCCCCTTGAGTTGCGCCCTGATCGGCTCCAGCGCAGCATACAGGTCTTGCGCCACCGCATCCAGCTTGGCGGCGCTCTCGGCCTTCGCCAGCCGCGTCTCATGCGCGACCAGCGAGACCGTCTTCATGTTGGACATGGCAGGTTCCCGATTGTCTCATTCGTTACAGGCGGGATCGCGCGGGCAGTAGCCCTTGGGCATGCAGAGCGCGGGATCATGGCACATGGGCGCGTAGACCCCTCGCGGCTTCGTCAGGTCCGAGAACAGCGCATGGCAGAACGAACAGCGCAGCCAGTCGATGCGCTCGCCGTCGCGCCCTGTCCCGCCCTTCAGATAGGGCCAGATCGTCGCTTGGCCTTCATGCTGGCAGATCGGGCAGGGTTTCATGGCGATTTCCCCTTGCATTACAGCGGCAGAATTATTTTCAACTATTTCACGTGAAACCTGCGTAAGCCCTCTTGCAGGGTAATTCACCCTGTGCCATAACCCGTCAGGGCCATTCCGGCCCGCAAGGGGAACTAGAATGACTGACATCACGAACCGGAACCTCGAGGCCGCGATCCTCGACCAGAAGGTCGCGGGCGCGTTCCACGGCAAGGTCTATGCCTTCGTTGCCACCGTCTCTCGGGCTGGCTATTGCCTTGGCGTGGCCGTCAAGGACGAACAGGGCTACTGCCCAATTGAGGGCAAGACCTTCACCACCTACGACGAAGCACACCGCTGGGCCTACGAACTCAACGAGCACATCGGGCTGTCCAAGGATGCGGCCTTCGACATCATCGGCTCGACCATGTTTGCGTGGGCTTGAACCATGACCCTTTTTTTGCGCGCCAAATTGCTACTCATCGTCATCTCGCTGGCGTCACCAGCCCTCGCCCAGCCCAAGTTCCCGGCCTGCGACATCGTCGCGGGCTTCAGGGCCACCTGCACTGATCCCGACGGCACCGTCTATGTCGTGCCGCAGCGACCCGACGACGATCTCGTCAGGGAAGCCCTGATGCTGGCCTACAAGATGAATGGCTCGATGGTCAGCTACGGCAGCATGATCGATCTCACCGCGCCGGTCTTCGGGACGCCCAAATACGTCCCGGTCAAGCCGCCGCCGATCGGCAAACAGAAGTAAGACAGAACCCCGCATCTAGCGGGGTTTTTCTTTGTCCACAGCCTCACAGGCCTATTGCACCACAGGGTGAAATACCCTACAACGCTGTTGTGGCATCCAGCCACGCAAGGGGAACTCCAATGACCTACACCATCGCGTTCACGCCCGAAATGCTGATTGCCATCGTTCCTGACGGCGAAGACATCGAAGCCGCTGTTGCCGCCTACGGGCGGGACGCTGGCGAAACCTTCCACGATTATGACATTGAAACCGGACTGTGCCTCACCGATGACCCAGAAGATCGTTCTTCCATCGTGTTCACATCGATACATGGCAGTTGCGGATTTCTGACGGCATCCGATGGCGCAACCTACGACTATGCGGTCAGGTGTTCCCGATGAAACCCGCCATCGCCTACATCCGCGTCTCGACGCAACAGCAGGGCAAGTCCGGCCTCGGCATCGAGGCGCAGGGTTCAGCCCTGATGCGCTTCGCCGAGACGGAAGGCTTCCTGATCTCGCAGACCTTCACCGAAGTCGAAACCGGCAAGGGCTGCGATGCCCTCGACAAGCGACCGCAACTGAAGGCGGCGCTGGCCGCAGCCAAGGAACTCGGCTGTCCCGTCATCGTCGCCAAACTCGATCGCCTGAGCCGCGACGTTGCCTTCATCGCTGGCCTGATGGCGCAGCGCGTGCCGTTCATCGTCTGCGATCTCGGCCCCAACGCCGATCCGTTCATGCTGCACATCTACGCAGCGCTGGCGGAACAGGAACGCCGCATGATCTCTAGCCGCACCAAGGTCGCGCTTGCGGCGGCCAAGCAGCGCGGCGTCAGGTTGGGCAGCCCAACCACACCGGCCAAGAACCGGGACGCATCAGTGGCCTTCGCTGAGACGATGCGGGCTGAACTGGCAGACCTCCGACATCTGTCGTCGCGCAAGATCGCCCAAGCCCTCAATGCCCGTGGCCTTGAGACCGCGACCGGCGGTCAGTGGTCGTCAAAGACCGTCATCAGACTGATCGAGAGGCTGTCGGCACCGCAAGAGGCGGGCCTGAACGGAACGTCCGGGTTACCGACATGACCCAGCGGCAACTCAGCAAGGCCTTCACCCTTCTGGGCACCACCCAGATGGGGTTCGCCCGCGCCATCGGCGTCAACGAAACCACGGTGCGGGACTGGGTCGGCGGCAGGACACGCATCCCCGGTGCCGTCGCCTGTCTGGTCAACCTGATGCTCGACACCAAGAAGGGCGTTGACGATCTGCGAGCCTGACAGGCATCGCCTTGGAATAACAAAAGGCCCCGCGAGGGGCCTTTTGTGTGTCCTGCAAGGGGAACTTGCGTGAGGTCGTGGCCTAAGCCGTCATCTCGAACACTACCTGAAACTATGTCCAAAAAGACCCGCCGTCAACTCTCGGGCTGGTCTGGTGGGGCAACACCAGCCCGTAGCACTCTCGCTATCTCTTGAAACCTTTCACCATGAACCGGGAAAAGTTCAACTGCCGCATCCGCCCATTGGGCCAAGTCTTCTAGGTAAGCGTGTTCGGTCATCGGACGGCTGCTTCCTCTTTGGTTTCATCGTTATCCGGCACGAACATGCCGCAATCGCCGTCGCACACGATCCCCCACGCGGGCGGTTTAGTTTTGTCACCTCTCCGATTGGTGAGTATCGCGGGTTCGTGAAGCATGGGATTCCTTTGATCGGCGGCGGCTTCGATCTGCTTGCGCGTGGGTTTAGTCACTGGCGCTCTCCTGTGGAGATCGCTTGGGCCTTGGTAGACAACTAGATGGCACATCGTTGCAGAGCGCGGGTTTGCCACACACCTCGCACGGTCCTCGCGATTGCGAAAATCCCGCAGGCCACTCGTTTTTCACCCGGCATTTGTCACAGTAGAACATCTTATTTCTCACAGTTTTGTCCGCTGATCGGTTCGCGGCTGGGTGCCTTGCGTTTGAGGCGCTCTATTGCAACGCAGATCGCTTCTGCATCCGGTTCGCAACCGAGTCGTTCGGCAATAACAGTCAGTGTCAAGTCAGGCTGGTTGGCAGTCGGCTTCTTGCTCATGCGCGCCATTTCTATTCTCCGGTTTG